GATTACAAAGCCGCAAATAAGAAAGCTGTGGGCCATGGCCAGGCAGTTAGGTATGGATAAAGTCGACGTGCACGGGCTGATCTTCAACATGACCGGTTCGGGCCATGTTTCCACCATTTCCAGGGCGCAGGCGGCTAGTGTGATCGATTACCTGACCGACCGGCAGAAAAAGCAATACCGGCCGGAGATGGCTTCCAGGCGGCAGCTTTGGAAGATACAGCAGTTGGCCAAGGAACTTGGCTGGGAAAATAATCCGAAAAGGCTGCTGGGCTTCGTAAGGAAGTACGCGCAGGTGGAAAGCCTGAAGTGGCTGGACGCCAGAGCGGCTTATCAAATTATTGAGGGGCTTAAGAAATTGCTGAAGCGTTCCGGCGCCGTTGCCGGCAGCAAATAAGCAAAGGTGGTGAAATGGGCGGTGGATGATCTATGGATGGGCGATATTTTGCCGGAAGATTTTCCGGAGCCGTACAGGCAGATCTTAAGCTGGGTGGGCATGGAAAAAACAATCCAATTAGCAAAGGAATTCGGCGGCGCCAACATATATTTCCCCAAGATGGATGTCGTTCAGCGCGCCGTGCGGGATCGGGTTATTAAGAGAGAATTCACGGGATATAATATTCGCCGCCTGGCTATAAAATATAATCTGACCGAGAGCAGGATCAGAGAGATAGTACAAGGTAGTCCCCTGCAGCAGGGACTGAATCCAAACCAGCTGACAATTTTTGAGTTGTTAGAGGAAAAGTAGGTTGTTCAACCACTTTATACAAACGCTTGAATCAAACGCTTGAATCAAACGCTTGAATCAAGCGTTTGAATCAAGCGTTTGAGCCAAATATTTGAGGCAAGCGTTTTAGGGGACACGAGGAAATATTTAAAGATATAATCCTGGCATAGACCGGGTTTTTTATTTTTAAGGAGTGAGTGAGTTGGACGGGCAGTTGGCGGTCAAAGCGACAGAGGTTTTAGCGGATGTGCTGATTGGCGTGGTTTCCTGCGCAGGCGCTTACGCTGCGTATTGCCTTCACCATGCGTCGGCGCATATCCGGGAGAAAACGGCCACAATGAAGGATCAGGCCTGGGCGGGCATGGTGTGGAGAGCAGTGCAGCAACTGGATGAAGTTGCGACTAAAGCCGTTGATAAGTTTGAACAGACCGTTGCCGGCGATCTCCGGCAGCAAGTTAAAGACGGCAAAGTGGAACGAGCGGAGCTTCTGGCAATTGGCAAGCAAGCATATGTGGAAGTAATCGAAACTCTCGGACCGGAGACGCTTTCTATACTGCAGGAAAGTTTCGGCGATTATACGGCGCACATCAAGAATACTATTGAATCGAAGGTATACCAGTTGAAACAGGAACAGGCCGCAACGGGCATGGGAGATTAGGACATGGAAAACCTTTCCCCCGGTTTGTACATACCGGCAATCATTGTCTTGATATCGCTTCTTTCAACGGCTGTGGGAATAGTCGGGTATTTCCTCAAGGATATAAAAGCCAGCCAGAAGGAAAAGGATCAGCTGCAGGACGCGGCGATTGAGGGTGTGAAGGATAACTTCAACGATCTCAAATCTACCCTTCCCCGGCAATATGTCCTGCGGGAAGATTTTATTCGGGTGGTTGCCGGTCTGGACGCAAAAATGGACAGCGCGATCAGGGAAATTGGAGAGATAAATAAAAATCTCAACAAGTTTATAGGGGGGAAGTATACGACATGAGCCTTGCACGCAGCGAATCCCGTATGATCCGGGGAAGAATCTTAAAAATCCTGGAGATCGATTATCCGCATTTTGTTTCCGACAGGGTAATCAATCTGACGTTAAATGATGTGAAATTGAGCGCCCCTCCGGCAGTTATAGGCGGACATCTCCAGTATCTCATGGAAAAGGGATACGTGGAAGTGTCTCCGGTTGTGAGCAGCGAGTTGGGCCTTTCGATGAATATGGCCAGGCTGACGGCGAAAGGCAAAGACCTGCTTGAGGGCAGCATTGAGCCTGATGTCGGGGTGTATCTGGAATGAACAAGCGCCGCCGTCACAGCAAAATTGATGAATTGCCTCCGGATTTGGTGGAGGTAATAAACCGGAAGCTTGCCGGTACTGATACGGACGGCCGTAAATACACCTACCGGGAGATCGCCGATTTTCTGGACGGCTTGGGCCATGCGGTGAGTAAGTCATCCGTGGGGCGGTACGGGCAGAATTTCCTGGCCAGGTTGGAGCGCCTGAAGATCGTCAAAGATCAGGCAAGGGCCATCGTAACCGACAACGCCGACCGGCCGTCCACGGAGTTGGCCGAGGCGGCGAACCAGCTAGCCATGAACCTGATCATGGAAACGCTGATGGAAGTGGAGAACCTGAAAGGCGAAAAACTCACGGAAATTCTCAAAGCGCTGGCCAGGCTGGAAGCTTCCGGAGTGCGCCGGGAGGCGCTGAAACTGAAGTTTTCTGAGGGTGTGGAGGCGGCTGCAGGCAAAATCAAAGAGGCGCTCAGGAAGGAACTGGACACCCATCCGGACATTCTGTCACGGGTCAGTGAAATAGTTGAGCAAGCTAAAGCGCAGGTGGCCTCATAATGTCTATTCTTGAGGAACTGGCCGGTAAAGCCGACCCGAAAAAAAATGAGCGCATAAAGCGAGCCAGAGAAGACTTCGGCTTTTTCTGTACTTATTACCTGGCGGAACACTTCAGTCTTTCCCCCGCTCCTTTTCACCAAGAAATATATAGGCTGTTGATGACTGAAAAGCGGGTGGCGGCAGCGGCGCCCCGGGAGCACGCCAAGTCTACTGTGGTAAATATGGGATTCGTGCTCTATGCAATCTGCTTTAGGCTCAAAAACTTTATTATTATCGTTTCGGACACTGATACCCAGGCGAAATATTTCCTCTGGTCAATCAAAACGGAACTGGAGGGCAACGATCGGATCAGGACAGACTTCGGGGATCTGACTACTAAGGATAAATGGTCTGAAGGGGACTTCATCACTGCAAATAATATCCGGGTGCTGGCGCGGGGAGCCGGAGCGTCCATGAGGGGCCTGCGGCACGGTCCGCACCGGCCCGACCTGGCTATAGTCGATGACCTGGAAAATGATGAAGCGGTAAATACACCGTTACAGCGAAAAAAGACGGAAAATTGGTTTAAAAGGGTGCTACTAAACTGTATCGGTCCGGAAGGGCAAGTATTTATTATCGGAACCGTTCTGCATTACGATTCCCTTTTGTCAAAGCTTTTGAAGGATAGTAAGTGGGTCCGGCGCAAGTACCGGGCAATCCAGGAAGACGGTAAACCGCTCTGGCCGGAACGATGGCCGCTTGAAAGGCTGCTTGATAAAAAAGACGAGATTGGCTCTTTAAACTTCGCCCAGGAGTTTTTAAACGAGCCCTTAGATGAGGAAGGTGCGCTCTTTAGGGAAGAGTGGATTATCTGGCGCACACTTGAGGAATTGCCTGCGGATTTGCTAATCTGTGGGTTCGTGGATCCGTCGCTGGGGGGAAGTAAGACGGCTGATTACACGGCTGTACTGACAGTGGGTCGTGATCCGGTTGAAGGACATATCTATGTGCTTGACGCGGTTTTGGAACGTCTTACGCCTGAGAGATTAATGGACAGGGTATTTGATAAATACAGAGAGTTCGGCCACATGTCCCTCGGCTTCGAGACAGTAGCTTTTCAAAAAGTGCTGAAAATGTGGCTGGATGAACGTTCCCGCAGGGAGGGCATATATGTCCCGGTTCGGGAGGTTACCCAGGGGGGTATTAGTAAGGAAGCGCGTATAACGAGACTATCCCCTCTTGTAGAGAACGGGACAATACGTTTTGTGAAGGGGCGGACTGAGCTTTTGGTTGAGCAGATCATACGGTTCCCGCGGGCGGATCATGACGATGGTCCGGACGCGCTGGAAGGCGCTGTCAGCGTGCTGCAGCAGTTTGCAGGGGGCCGCAAGGGCATAACGGGCGGCCGGGTGGTCGGCAGCAGCCTGGCGGCAAGCGTTAACTGGTAAAGACGGTAAAACGGAGGCGCTAAAAATGCCTGATGGATATGTTCCGGAAATAGGCCAAATCGGCAGTCAACTGCAAACAACGTTTAATCTTTTCGACGGTGGAATACTCAATCCGGACGCCGTTCTGGTGCCGGAATACGAAAGGATGCTGGACACCGATGAAACGGTTTCAGCGGCATACTTTTTTTTAACTATGTGTGTCATTTCCTTTCTAGGCGAATATAGCCATCCGGATGGGAAGATAACTGACTTTGTGCATGAATGCTTTGAGGGCCTCGACGGCAGCCTGGCTCTGGCCTGCGAAGATATTTTAACCGCCGTGTGGGCGGGATTCTCGGTGACGGAAATAATCTGGAAGGCGGCCGCAGGGAAGATGATGCTTGATTACCTGGCCACCTATCACCCGTACTCAATTACCTTCCATGTCAATGACCGGGGGAGGCTGGAGAAAATAAGGCAGACAAGCCTGCTCAACGCGCTGGGGGTAGACATACCAAAAGAAAAAAGCATCGTTTTTTCACACCGTAAGCGGTTTAACAATTACTACGGGGTGAGCGCTTTTAAACCGATCCGTAAAAACTGGCTGCTCAAAGATCCTGAATTGAAGATGTGGGCGCGGGCGCTGGATAAGTTCGGCACGCCAATCCTGGCGGCGCTGGTGCCTGACGGAACAATTGTTGATCCAGAGACCGGGAAGGAGGTCAGCCAGCTGGAATATGCGACAAAGCTACTGGCAAACCTCCAGTCCGGGACCGCCCTGGCCTTTTCGGTGAAAGATAACGGCAGCGGCAGCCCAATACCAAAGGTTGAGGCGGTGGCTGACGGGGATAACGGCACCGGCGATGCTTTTGATAAGGCTATGAGTTATCTTAACAAGATGATTACCCGTGGTTTGCTGATCCCTTCCCTTGTGTTCGACGAAGGGGCCAGATCCGGCAGCCTGGCTTTGGGGACCTCGCATTTTGACAGTTTCCTCCTGATGGTCCGGACAATGTACACACAGATGAAAGAGGTTTTACTCGACCAGTTGATCAGCCGGTTGGTTGTCTACAATTACGGGCCGCAAAAGGATTGGGGAGATTTCCAAGCCCACGAACCGAGCGCCGAGGAACTGAAGCTGTACTCGGAGGTTTTTATGAACCTGACCAATTCAGGATTTATAGACCCGGCCATTGATGAGGATTTTAGATACGCGAGGAATAAGATGGGCCTTCCGGATAGGCAGGCAGGCGCACAGGTAAAAGCGGCAGAAGCGTATAACCGGTATCTTCGCTCCGGTCAAGGCGGTGAGTAAATGGACCAGGCAAGGCTCTATAAACAACTTGATGAAGCTGAGGGAAAGCTTCTTACCAGGTTTGACGCCTGGTTGAACCGTGTGCATAAGGCGATCCCCTGGAATGAGATAGAACGCCTCCAGCGGCAAGGTGGCGCCGCCGCTTTAAAAAGGCTGCCGGCAGTTGAAATTGACACAGGGTCCCTGGCCGGGATTATGTCGGATCATGCGGTGGAGATATTCGCTGCAGGCCGGGCGCACGGGCAGCTTCTGGTTAATGACCTGCACAGGAGATTCGGCGGCAGGAAGATGGCGGATCTGCCGGGGTTTGACTTTGAATATGACGAGGATCCCAAGGTCATTCCGGTGAGAGCTATTAAGGCTATGGAGGCCCGGGCCATCGTGCTGGCCGGGGACGTAGACGGCGATCTCACCGCCGCGATGAAGAAAATCATGGTAAGGTTTCTGGCCGGGGAAACACGTAAGGCAACTGAGCAGGCCGTAGAGGATTTGCTAAATGGCAACCGGGAACGCGCAAGCCTGATTACCACGACGGAAACGACATACTCCTACAACCGGGGCAGGCTGGCAAGTTTTGCTGAGAACCGGGTCGACTATGTGCAGTTCAGCGCAATATGGGACGGGCGCACGTCTCCGATTTGCCGGAGCAGGCACGGGCTGATCATGAAAATGGACGATCCCGGCCTGCCGGGGAACACTCCCCCTCTGCATGGCCGCTGCCGCTCAGTTTTGACGCCACTTTATTCGGCATACCAGAGTGAGCTGCTGACTCCGGAAAGCCTTGATTGGAGCTTTGCTGCTCCCCTGCCGAAAGGGTGGAAAGCGGCGGCGTAAATAGCGTAAATAATTAAGCAACAAACTGGGAGGTGATTATGTACTTGAAGTGGACTGCAGAGTATATCAACAGTTTACCGGACAGTAGTTTCGCCTATATCGAGCCTGGCGGGCAGAAAGACGGGGAGGGCAAGATCGAACCGCGCTCCCTGCGGCATTTGCCATTTAAGGACAAGGACGGGAAAACAGATCTCCCACATCTTCGCAACGCCCTGGCCCGGCTGCCGCAAAGCAAATTATCCGATCAGGCAAAACAGGCAGCGAAGGAAAAGCTGGCGGCGGCAGCCAAGGAGGCGGGGCTGCCTTCCGTTGAAGACCAGAAGCTAACGGATTTAAAAATACCCTTTTTCCGGCTGGGGGTCTGGAAACATCCCGTATACGGGGAAATCACCGGCGATCAGAATACTTTTGATAGTTTTATACGCAATTTTAAGAGCAATGTGTTGGGCCGCCCGGTCTTTATCCGGCTTGGACACGACAGGGGCGACGGGCCGGTATTCGGCTCTGCGCCGGCTGAAGCCTGGGTTAAAGGCATCCGGCAGGAGGGCGACACTCTGTACGCCATTGCCGAACCGACCACGCCGGCCATTGCCGATGACGTTAGGAACAGGCGATACAGATTCGCCAGCGCTGAGTACAACCTGCATTACATTGACAAGGAAACCGGCCGGGAGGCAGGCCCTACTCTAGCGGCCATTGCCCTGACCAACGAGCCGTTTTTAACGAATCTGCCTGAAAGCGTGGTCCTGGCTGAACAGCCGGACCGGATCTACTTAGATTATGAGGAGGTTAACGAAATGGGAGACAACAAGCTGATCGAGGAAAACAACGGTTTGCTAAAAAAACTGGCCGACAGCCTCACCAAATTCATTGAGAATTTTAAACCTTCTTCTACGGGTGAGGGTATTAGCGAAGAGGACAGGAAAAAGCTGGGCGAAATCGACACATTGAAGGCGCAGCTGGCCGAAACTCAGGCGCAGCTCTCAAGCACGATAGTAAAGCTCGGCGCCAGCGAAAAGACAGCCTGGGAAAAAGAAGTGGACTTCCGGATTGAGGGCTTAGTAGCTAAAGGAATACCGCCCGTTATGTGCCAGAACGCGAAAACTATTCTGCTGGCCAACCCGGCTGCGGCGACAACCATGATCAAGCTTGCCGAAGGGAAGGAAATAAGCCTGGCGGAACAGATTTTCTCAACGCTGGAGGCTCTTCCGGAAGAGCACCGGATTAAGATGACCCAAATGGGCTCTCAGCAGTCAGCCAAGCCCGGCTCTCCGGAAGAGATTAAAAAGCTGGCCGACGAGGACGTGAAAGCGCTGGGGGGAAAGATCACCGAAGACGGCAAGTATATTTTGTAGGACCTGAAATATTGAAGGAAAGGAAGTAATGTCTAATGTTTAATCCAGAAATCTCAACTGTTGAATCGTACAGCGACCGCCAGATTCTGGCCTTCTCTGATTTCCGCGGCCCTATTATTTCTGTGCTGCTGGCCGCCGCCCAGGGTAACCTGTTGAGCGGAACCATATTAGGTAAAAACGTGCTCAGCGGAAAATATGAAAAGTATGTGGCAGCCGTCGCGGCGAGCCTGATCACCGGCCTAATTGCGGACAACAACGCAATTAGGTGGCTGGCTAAAGTTGCCGGAGAAGATGGAAACGACATATCAGTAGCGCTGGTTAATCCGGGTACCGCGAGCGCAGCGCTTGGTATTACAGTGTCCGGAACAAATATAACTGTAAGCCTGGCTACAAACGCCGCAGTGAAAGCAACCGGCAATACAGGGGTTGAAGGAGATAATAACGGCCTGACCTATACGTCTAAGGAATACGGCGAAAATAATATCATGGTGATCCTGGAAGACCCGCATGCGATCAGTCAAGCGTTATCTGTAACCGTAAGAGGGACCAGTATTTTAGTGAAGTTGGCAACCAGCGGAGCAGGGGCGATCACCTCCACGGCCGCACAGGTTAAAGCGGCGATCGAGGCCAATGCTGACGCGAATGCTTTAGTTACAGTTACCCATACCGGAGCATCTACCGGCGCCGCTGCAGTTACCGATCAAGTAGCGGAGCTTGCCGGAGGAGTAGATCTTTCGGTTATATCTACCGCAGCTCAGGTCATAGCTGCGATTACCGCTGATGCTGAGGCTTCGGCCCTGTTGGGCGCAGCCAACGCAGGCGCATCCACTGGCGCTGGTACTGTAACCGCCCTGGCGAAAACGAACTTAGCCGGGGGCGCTGACGCCAACGTTACTCCTTCGGTGATATTGGCGGAGGAGGTATCTGACCAGGCGGCGGACGTAAATGCGCAAGCTTATCTGGGCGGGATATTTTATAGCAATATGCTGGTTGGGATGGATGCGGCTGTCATGGCGGCAATTGGCGCAAGGTCAGTAGAAGACGTTACTATTGTGCCGGTTTAAGGCCGGCTTATTTGAGAGGGGGATTTAAAAGATGCCTTTTGGATTTCCGACAACGCGGGAAATCAGCCATATCGTGAGAAACCGGGTAACCGACCCGGCGCAGTTCATCGGCTCCAAGTTCTGTCCGGTAGTAGACGTATATGCAAAAGATATTGAGTTTGACGTACTGGAGGCCTCTACAGGCATGACCAAGGCGCACAATGTAGGTACCGATCCAAAGGTCATCAAGTTGCCCGGACAAAGTTTGAAACGGATCGGCACTGGTTACTTTAAGGAGACTTATCGCATTGATGAAGCGCAACTTCTCTATACCCGCCAGGCCGGTACATATAATGAGCGGGCAGGACGTGACCTGGTAATGAAAAGGTCGCTGGAAATGGATGACCGGCTGGAGACCAGGATCGAATGGCTCCGCTGGCAACCCCTTGTTTTGGGAACTCTTGCCGTTGATGAGAACGGTATCAAGTATGCCGTCGACTATAACATGCCTAATGGCAATAAGCCTGTGTTAGAAAACAATGACCGGTGGAGTGTTCTTGCCAGCGCCGATCCAATAACCAATATTACCACCTGGCTATTACTGTATAGGGGCACCGGCGCACGCGGGGTTGAGGCTTTCTTTAATATGAGAGTGGCCGGCTACCTGGCCAATAATGCGAAAATCAGGGATCTCCTGAAAGGGACGCAATTTGCAAAGAACCTTAGCGCGAATAATATCGCCGAAGCTTTGAAGTTGCTCTTCCCGAAATTGGACTTTACCGTGTACGACGAAGGATATGTAGATGACAGCAGCACCTTTAATCCCTTCGTACCTGATGACCGTTTCATCATTCGGGGGCAAGGCCCGGCAAATGAAGAACTCATGGATTTCGGCAGCACCATCAGCCTGCACAACGGTTCACTTGACAAGCCGTTGCCGGGCAAATTTGCGGTGATTGATGACAAAACGCAGCAGAGTAAAAATCCTTACGTGGACATTACTGTGGGCATATACGGAATGCCGCGATTGTATCACCCGAACTGGATTATCAGCGCCAAGGTGGCTTAGTTACTTTAGTAACAAGATAATAGGGGCGCAGGTAACGCAAAAACCTGCCTGCGCCCGTCATCAGATATCAGTTTGTTAATGAACCGGATAATCAGGTAGAAAGTATTGTTAATTTGCACAAAACCATTGTTACTTTTTGTTACTTTTCATAAAAAGCCCTATCGCATTAAAAAGGGGGTTGAAATATTTTAGGGGTATTTAAGGGCCTTAAAAAGGCAGCTGCATTTTAAGTCAAGATGAAGTCAGTAACGGGGGTTGGTTAATATGCGTTACTAAAAGCGTTACTTTATGTTACAAAAAGAGATGCATTCGTTACAAGAATCATTAAATGATACTGCTAAAAAAGACAGAGAAATGGCAAGAAGCCTTTAACGGCAAGCAGTAACGGAGGGCTTAAAGTCAGTTACTAAACTTGAAAGTAATGTTACAAGCCTGTTACAAGTCCGTAAAAGCTGTTACTAAAGCCGTTACAATGCCGTTACAAATGTTATTTGGGAGGCGGGGTGAAGGCAAAGGCGGTTGGCAGCGCCTTTGCCGTGAACATGTACTGCACAGCTCAAAAAGTAAGGGACGCAAACGAGTTGCTGGAAGACGAGACAATCTTTACGGACGAAGAAATAGCTCCTTGGATTGCCAAGGCGCAGAGCCGGATCGACGTCAAACTGTCCAAACGGTATGTGACGCCACTGGCTGACCCGGTACCCGCAATTGTCGAATCAATCGCCCAGGATATGGCTGCCGGAATGGTGCTGCTCAATACTTTCAGCAACCATGAGGGCCAGGAGCTTATAAACCTGGGCAACCAGTATCTGAGGAGAGCGGACACCGATCTGATTGATGTTGTTGAGAATGAACAGCTTGACGGGCTGCCGGGCGTTATGCTGGCGAACGTGCCGGGCGCCGCTTCAGCCCCGGCAATGGGCAGCACAACCAGGCGGCCCAGCCCAATCGAAAGGATTGTCAGGCAATGGTAACTATTTATGTCAAAACCCAGGGCCAGGATGCGGTCATGAACGTGATCGCAGACATGGCAGCCCGAGGCGTAAACACAAAACCATTAATGGGCAAGATAGGCCATATCATCCTGGCATCTACTACCAGGAACTTTGAAAATGAGGGGCGTCCGGAAAAGTGGAGGCCGATCAGCGAAATGACCAGGGAGATTTATGAAGGGCGCATTCTTGAAAAGCTGGCT